AAGAATATTATGCTGAAGTTGATAAAAGAATTAGACTTGAATTTCCGCATAAATTTGCTACTAATGAAGAACAAAAAGGTGAATCGACTAAACCTGTGCAGACAGTAGCGTCGGCGACGCGAAGCACAAAGACTAGTCGCAAAACTATCAGGCTCACCCCTACTGAAGTTGCTATCGCCAAAAAATTAGGAGTGTCATTAGAAGATTATGCAAAGCAAAAAAAACTCATGAAGGAGGTATAAGCATATGGAAAAAGAAAATATAAAGACCCCTCGTGCGAGCCAGTCAAGGGCTAAAACAAATAGACCACAGACTTGGACTCCACCGTCCGCATTGGATGCACCTGACGCGCCTACAGGATTTAGGCACCGATGGCTAAGAGCAGAAGTTCTCGGTTTCGAAGACACAAAAAATATGTCTGGTAAACTTAGAGGAGGATGGGAATTGGTTAGAGCCGATGAATATCCTGGAGAACATTTTGATTCTTATGCTGAAGGAAAATACGCAGGTGTAATTGGAGGCGGCGGCCTTGTGTTGGCAAGGATACCCGAAGAGATCGCGCAACAACGTGAAGAGTACTATAAAAAGTTAACTCAAGAACGTGATGAAGCAGTTCAAAACGATCCTCTTAGAGACCAGCACCAAAGTATGCCTATCAATGTTGATAGGCAGAGTCGCGTATCTTTTGGTGGCCCTAAAAAATAATTTTTTAGCGATACCAAGTATGCGGTACTAAACTTAAACTAAGGAGAAAAAAATATGGCTAATGAAAGCTCTATCGGTTATGGTCTTAGACCAATCGGTAAAATTGGTCAGAATAGAGACAATCAAGGTTTAAGTGAATACAGTATCGGTGCGAGCATTGGTGCGACTATCTATCAAAACGACTTAGTTGTCCCTGTGGCAGCTGGTTCAATTGACATAGCTAGTGCATCATCTACAAACTTACTGGGTACACTTAACGGTGTCTTTTACACTGACTCATCAACTCAAAAGCCGACTTACGCAAACCATGCGATTGCAGGTAATGCTGCAACTGACATCGTAGGATTCGTTTCTGACGATCCCTATGAAAGGTTTGAAGTTAGATCGGCAGGAACAGTAGCAACTACAGATGTATTCCTTTCTGGAGACATTTCTTATGTTGCTGGTGATTCCGCTAACTATGTATCTAGAACTAAACTAGCTGCAACATTGATTACTGACGCAACATCTCAGCTGACAGTTATTGGCTTCTCAAAAAGAGAAGGTGATGGCGACGCTGCTGCGGTTAACCCGTCTGTAGTAGTTCAAATCAATGAGCACTACTTTATTGGTTCTAGAAACGCGCTGTAATAGGAGGATTATAACTTATGGCTATATCAAGAGGACAACTAGTTAAAGAACTAGAGCCAGGTTTGAATGCACTATTCGGCTTGGAATACAAAAGGTATGAAAATCAGCATGCTGAAATTTTCGACACTGAGAACAGTGACAGAGCTTTTGAAGAAGAAGTAATGTTATCTGGTTTCGGAAATGCACAAACTAAACCAGAAGGTTCAGGTGTGACTTTCGATAACGCTCAAGAAACTTTCACTGCTAGATATACGCACGAGACTATTGCTCTAGCGTTCTCAATCACTGAAGAAGCGATTGAAGACAATTTGTATGACAGACTTGCGTCTAGATATACAAAAGCTTTAGCGAGATCTATGGCGAATACTAAACAAGTAAAAGCAGCGAACGTTCTAAATAACGCGTTCTCATCATCTTACAAAGGTGGTGACGGATCTCCGTTATTAGACCAGTCGCACGCTACAATTGCAGGTTCGTTTAGAAACGAATTAGCAACTGCTGCTGACTTAAACGAAACTTCATTAGAACAATCATTGATCGACATCAATGCATTCACTGATGAAAGAGGTTTAAAGATTGCAGCTAGAGGTGTGAAGTTAATCATCCCTAGTGAATTACAATTCACTGCAGAGAGATTAATGAAATCAGCTCAAAGAGTTGGTACTGCTGACAATGATATCAACGCGATCAATAACATGGGAATGATTCCACAAGGTTATGTTGTGAATAACTTCCTTACTGATACTGATGCGTTCTTTATCAAAACTGACGTGCCTAACGGTATGAAAATGTTTGTCAGAGCAGCTATCAAAACTGCAATGGAAGGCGACTTCGATACTGGAAACGTAAGATACAAAGCTAGAGAAAGATACAGCTTCGGTTGGTCTGACCCTAGAG